ACCGAGGTGGGCACGACGCCGGTCTTTTGCCAGCGGGACACGGCGGCTGGATCACGGCCCAGGGCGCGGGCCAGTTTGCGTACCCCGCCGAACATGTCGATAGCCAGTTCAACCGGGGTAGTGTGGTTGTTTAGGGTGTTGTTCATCCCTCAATGATGACACATCATCAACGCGCCGTGAAGCCCTTATTTGGCGCGGGTTCCGGGCTGATCTGTTGCAAATAAACAACTGGCCACAACACGGTACGAAAAAAACCATTTGCGTTGTGGAAATGTGTTGATGTAAGATCATCACATCGACAGCAATAACGCAGTCGAATTTGAAAGGAACCTAGCCATGACAACGATCACAACCACCGCCGCTTCCGCTGACGAACTCGGCACACTGCTCGCTCAGATCGCAACGCTCACCAAGCAAGCCGACAAGATCAAGGACGCCATGAAGGACCAGGCCAGCAACGGCGGTCCTACCGTGTACGAGGGCGCTCTGTTCAAGTGCACCTACACCGAAACCGACCGAGCCATCTTCGACAAAGAGGCATTCATCAAGTTCTACGGCGAAGAGGTCTATGCCAAGTTCAGCAAGACTACCGCCGTGTTCAGCATTAAGACCACAGCACGATGATTCAGTACGGCATCCTCGACGACGACGGTGTCGTGGTGCGCTGGGTGTGGGACAAACCCCCATACCCGCACATCACCCGCAAAGTGCCCCGTTATCGCAAACCCAAGTTCGACATCAGCACCCTACCCGAAGCACCATTTTAAGGAGATCACCATGGATTCATACACAGCAACCGGCATCGCCGAAGGTTTCATCGAAGCAGACTCAGAGGACCAGGTCATTGAGGCTTGGCAGACATTGATCGACACCGGCCTGGCCTGGCAACTGCAAGGCTGGTTTGGCCGTCAGGCCCATCGCTTGATCGAGGAAGGCATCTGCCTACCCGCGGAGCAAAGCCGCCTGCTACGGGCCGCAAAAGCCCTGGGCAAGATCGAGTTCGTAAAGGTGGAGGGTTGATCATGTGGTTCACATCTTCACACGGCACCATTGAAATCGAGATGACTATGGCCCAGGCCCAGTCAGCCACCCACCCAGGGCCATGCGACGCCGATGTCATGGCCTTGTCTCAGCACCGCAAGATCCGCCGCCAGTTGGAGCGCATCGACCCCGAGATATTGCGCAAAGAACTGCGCGAGTACGGCGCCTGGGATGACGAAGACCTGGCCGACCATGCCCAAAACCTGCAACGCATTCTCTGGATCGCGGCAGGCGACATTGTCGAAAATAAATTCACAGGTCGTTGACACTGAGTCAACAAAATAGATTAGAATTTCAACAGTTCACCACAAGGAGATACAAATGGCAGACATCAGCATTCACAACACCAAGTCGATCGAGATCAGCGAATTGCGCGAAGTTGACGGCACCCGCCCATTCTTCACTCGCGACATCGTGATCACCGACGAGCGTGGCCACACCATCACCATTACCTGCTACGCCAACAGCGAAGAAGGCGAAGAGTTGAAGGTGTCGCTGTGAGCCGCACCAACTACATCGCAGAGATCGAGCACCGCATTGCAGGCATCCCCTGCATCATCGCGGTGACCGATTACGAGGGCTACACGCCCGCATACATTTCAGGGCCACCAGAGAACTGCTACCCATCCGAGGGCGGCACTGGTGACTTTGAGATCCTGGACCGCAAGGGCTACCGCGCAAAGTGGCTCGAGCGGAAACTCACCGCAAAAGAAGAAGACCTGGTCCAGCAGGCGATCTTCGAATACATGGAGAACGACTGATGACTATCCAAACCATCGAAATTGAAAACCAGCATCAATGGCTCACAGAGAGGGCCAAAGATGTGACCAGCACCGAAGTGTCCGCGCTCTTTGGACTCTCGCCTTACCTCACCGAGTTTGAACTGTTTCACCAGAAACGCGACGCGGTCGTGGTCAAGATCGAGCCGAATGAACGCATGAAGTGGGGCAACCGCTTAGAGTCGGCCATCGCGCAAGGCGCCGCCGAGGACATGGGCTGGAACATCGCCAAGTTGAATGTCTACATGCGCGACCAGGCCGCACGCATCGGGTCGAGTTTTGACTTCAAAATCAAGTCCAGCGCCAACGGCCCAGGCATCCTCGAGGTCAAGAATGTCGACTGGGTTCAGTACCAAAAGAACTGGATTGATGACGGCAACGGAAACATCGAGGCGCCGGAGCACATCGAGTTGCAGGTCCAGCACCAGATGGAGATCAGCGGCTTCGAGTGGTGCGCGATCGTGGCCCTTGTCGGAGGCAACGAGCAAAAGATAGTCCTCCGAAATCGCGATCGGGACATTGGCAAAAGTATACGCGAGAAGACCGGCGAGTTCTGGAATCGCGTGCTACAGAACCAGCCGCCCAGCGCCGACTACACCCGCGACGCCGAGTTCATCATCAAGCAATTGCGCCGCGATTCTGTCGAAGGCCTGGTGGCCGAGGCCGACGCCGAACTCGAGGACATGATCAAGCAATACGAGTTCGTGCGCAAAGAAGCCGCCGATCTCGAGAAGATCAAAGAACAGCGCCGCGCTGAAATCCTGGACCGTATTGGGCCAGCCAGCAAAGTGCTCACCAGTTTTGGCACGCTATCGACGGGGCAAGTCAAAGGCCGTTCGGGGACGCTTATCACGCCCCAGATGGTCGGCACAGTCATCGGCGCAACCGAGGGCTACCGCAGTTTCCGTTTTTACCCAAAGAAGGAGAAGTAAATCATGGCAACCGAACAACGAATCTATAAGGTCACCAGCGGCACCAAAGCCCACCTGGTCCAGGCCATCAGCCAGGCACAAGCATTGCGCCATGTCGCTGGTCGCATGTTCCAGGTCGAAGTGGCCAGGCCCATCGATGTGGCCAAACTCATGAGCGCAGGCACGCAATTGGAAGTGGCCAGCGTCGTGGCAGAGCAGGACCAATTAAAACTTGAAGGAGAGCAAGCATGAGCAATGAGATCACCCCCATCGAGGCAATGCGTGGCACCCTCGTAAAAATGCAACCAGAGTTCCAGGCCGCACTGCCGCCGCAGATCCCGGTCGAGAAGTTCATCCGCACCACGCTGACCGCAGTGCAAATGAACCCGGACCTACTGGGCGCTGACCGCCGCAGTCTGCTGGGCGCCTGCATGAAGGCCGCGCAAGATGGCCTGCTGTTGGATGGCCGCGAGGCCGCGCCGGTAATCTTCAACACCAAAGAAGGCAAGAAGGTCCAGTACATGCCAATGGTCGGCGGCATCTTGAAGAAGATCCGCAACAGTGGCGAGTTGGCCAGCATCAGTGCGCATGTGGCCTATGACAAAGACCAGTTCGAATACGAGTTGGGCGACAACGAGAACATCGTGCACAAGCCATTCCTGGGCGAGGACCGCGGCAAGCCGGTGGCTGTGTATGCCGTGGCCAAGACCAAGGACGGCGCGATCTACCGCGAGGTCATGAGCGTGGCTGATGTCGAGAAGGTTCGAGCCGCCAGCCGCGCAGGCAAGTTCGGACCATGGGTCGACTGGTGGGATGAGATGGCCAAGAAGACGGTCATCCGCCGCATGGCCAAGCGCCTGCCATCGAGCGCCGATGTGGACAGCGTATTGGCCAATGACCTGGAGGCCTCAGGATTCACTCAGCAAGCCCCACAGGCGCCGATCAACATCACGCCGGTACCTGAGGCACAGCAAGCGCCTTTGAGCCGCCTGAAGGCCTCTATGGGCCAGCCAGCGGGTGAGGCTGTTGACATGGCAACAGGAGAGATCACACAAGAGGAGGTGGCAAATGTCCCAACTGCTGACGCCTAAGGAATTGTGCGAACGATGGAAGGTGGCCGACAACACTTTGCGCAAGTGGAGGGTGGCCAACACCGGGCCGACCTACATCAAATTGGGGGATAGTCGAAACAGCGAGGTGCGGTATCGCCTCGAGGATGTTGAGGCTTTCGAGAAAAGCAATCGCTTCACTACTGACAACAAGTGAGGGCCAGCCCATGAGGACCAAAATGATCACCATCATGCTTGTGTGCTCCTTGGGCTGGATCAGTGGGTGCGCAAGCAACAAGCCAACGCCACCCACACCAGTCGAGCAGGAGTTGATTCTTGATAAACAAATTCACTCAATGAGCCGCAACGAGGTCATTACTGCGGTCCGTGAATGTGAATCAACCGGGCTTCGCGCCGTCATGATGTATGGAAAACGCAAAGTCAACGGGTACTCAGCAGACATCGTTATCGATGTCACATGTGCACCAAGGTAGAAAAAAACCCCCAGGGCGCAAACCCTGGGGGCTAACCGTCGTGAAGGAGAGTGGCAACTGCAATTGCCCGACGGGATGGAGACAACTTACGAAATCTCAAAATGCGGGCCGTCAATGAACGGCCTTTTGTTTTGCCTGCGACGCTCGTCGATATAGTGATTCATGGCCTCTTCCATAGTTCCGCGCCATAAGCGAATGTCTGGAATATTCCACGCCGCGCCCCAACGAATGGCCACATTCTTTTCGATTGCGGCCTGCTTCATTGCTTCGGCAATGTTGTCGTACAGATTGAGTTCCCATGACACCTGGCCATTGACATATGCCACCAGGTCGACCGCGTCACCAGTAAGATGCTTTGAGTCCATGGTCTGGCTTTTGCCAGTCTCAACATACTTGCGTTGCGTCTCAACTGTGCGCAACCCTTCTGTCACACCAAAGTCGACAGTCGTGATCTCGATGGCTCGAGTGACTACATCGACCATTTGATCTTTGACTCCGTCCAGGCGCTCGATGCTTCGCTGTGAAAGTTTGAATCCCATGATCATTCCTTGCTTTGGTTTTTGGACCGCATGTCCATGATCTTCTCAAGCGTGCGGCCACCAAAATAGAACGACATGATTAGCATGCCCCACTGGCCAAGCAACTCCACATACTTTTCATTGGCACTCATTCCGTATGCAGACATCATTGCAAAAATGAAGTAAGCCACCAGAATAAAAATCAGCGTCATTGGCCGGATGTTTTTTGACAGCCAAGAGTCGCTTGTCATGTCGGCCTGCTGTCGCTTAGTCAACTCTTGTGCTTCGATGTTGTCAGCATTGAGTTCTGCCAGGCGTCCCTCTTGTTGCATCTTCAAGAGTTCTTGCTGTGCTTTTGCTTTGGCTTCTGGGTCTGGAATAAATTTATCCAGCACCTTCATGCCAACATCAAATAATGCTGTGAGTGGGAACATCAGTCACCTCGTTTTGTTGTGAATAATTCTTCACCTTTTCGGACCACAACCTTGTCTCCTTCAACAGAAACAGACATTGGATCGCGATCAGCCATTCGATCGAGACGATCGATCAATTGCTTCATTACTTCAAACTCTGGCTTGTCTTGTTTTGGAGACGCGCCAGCAATTCCATTGAGCATTGAGATCAACGCAGTCAAAGAAGCACCAAGCAAACCCATTACAGCGGCGATCTTGTTCTCTTCCAGGAACAGACTCGACACTACGCCAATCACAACGATTAGCGTGATGTAAAAAAGGCCATGCTTACCAATGGCCTTGCCTGCTACCTCTTTTGCCGGAGTTGCCGCTTCCATGCGTAGCAACTCCATTTTTAATTCGTTGATCTGTGCTTTGTCCATCGCTATTCCTTGTCTTCTTTCTTTTCGAGTTTCTTGAAGATCAAGCCCAGCGTGTTGTCGATCTTGTTGAACCCGTCTTTCATGTCTTGTTTGATTTCCGTGACTGCTTCCTTAAAGTCATCACGACGCACAAAGTCTTCGTGCATCTTGACATCTATTTGCCGCAGATCTTTTTTGAGTTCCACGATCGCATCCCAGATGACTTTAAGAATCCACCCACCTGCCGCCCCTGCCACTGCGACAGCCCAATTGAAAATCATTTGATCCATTACTCATCCTTATGGTTGTTCATCAGGGACAGCGTCCCAGGCCTGGGTGGATTCATTCCAGGTGTAACGACCGCCATCGGTCGGATAAGGTACAGGCGCATTCCACAAGCAGGTCTGCTCATCAAGCAACCACGATGCATAAGGCTTTGGCGGAATAAACGCATCACGCGCCGCGTCGTACGAGTAACCGATGCCAGCGTAGTTCTTGCGCAGAGCCTTGCTCTGATCAGCAGAAGGTTCGCCAGTCTCTGGGTTGTAGTGCACGCCACCACGAGTGTTGTATGAAGTTTGAATCCATTGACCCGGCGATGAATCGACAAAGGTGTCAAAGAATTCTGGTTCGGCAACGATGACTTGCTCGACGATGCCGTTGTTTACTTTTGCAAAATGTGCCATGTGCTTCTCCTAATTAAATTGCATAACGGATGATGACGATGCCAGAGCCGCCAGAGCCAGCCGCGCCCGGACTTCCGACAGATGCGTTATAGGAGCCACCGCCGCCACCGCCACCAGTATTGGGTGTTCCAGAAATTCCAGTGTTTGCGGATAGATTTGCAACAGACCCATCACCACCAGCGCCACCGCCGCCATTACCACCAGATCCGCCAGCCGCATAGTGCGTCCCGCCGCCGCCGCCACCACCATAAAAAGCGCCAAGAGATTTCCAATTTATTCCAACGCCACCGTTGCCACCTGTTGATTTTGATGAAGCATCTTCACCAACGGCGCCAGCACCGCCACCACCTCCGC